CTCGCCGAGACCTGCGACCTCCGCGGCAGCAATCCTTGTCTCCGGCCCGAGATTTTGAGTTGCTGATGTCGTCAGAGCAATAGCGTTGCCCAACTCGCTGTTGATCCCCACACCAAGCCGCTGCGTGGCAATAAACGTCTGCTGTTCGGCGCCAGCGAGCCGTGATGCCACAGCCTGGTCATACAGCCCCTTGAGATACCGGGCTTGCGACGCAGTCAGATCATCGGTGAGCCCATATGCGTCCTTGACCTGCTGCGCATATTGTTTCGCGCTGCCGCCGACGCCGAGCAGCGACTTGTCGAGCTTCTTTGCCTCTGTATCGGCAACCGCAGTTTTGGCGGAAAACTTATCGAGGTCGCCCCCCGCGCCCTGCATCTGGGCGCGGAATTGCGAGACATCGGCCTCGATGCGTACTAAAATTGGGTCGAGATCAGGCATTTATCGACCCTTCTGCTTCGGGAGGTTTTCAAGATAGGCTGCGTCGAGTTTCAACAGCGCGTCAAATTCGAACGGCTCGATCGTGACCCCGCACCCGGTCGCCCACGCCAGAATATCGCGCGGCGATATCATCGTCCGGGCCCGAGGTCGGAACATCGAAAGTTCACAAATCCACCGCCATAGGTAGGAGAACTCGTCCGGCGGCTCTTGGATTGTCGATTGCGTCCGCGCAACCGTGCGCGCAAACTCGACCAGCGCAGTGATTGCCTTATTGACGGCAGAGACTACCGCCGCAGCATATTCGGCCGTCACTCCGACCGAGCGGAAAAATCCTGGTCTGCACTCGTCGCGGTCGCCGTCAGCAAGAATGCGTTAACGGACCGATACAGATTGTTGACGGTCCGGTACACGTCTGCCGCATTTTTTGTCGAGAACTCGACCGGTTTCCCGCGGATCGGCAGAGGCGCCGACCATCCTTTGGTTATGTCGGCGTAAAACTGAATGTATATCGCCTTCTCGTCCTGCACTGTTACAGGGTTTGCGGCCGTTGCCCGCGCTTGGAGTCGGCGCAACTCGTTCATCATCTTGTTGCGCGCGAGTCCATATTGCGGACTGTCAGGGCCGTAAAACGAAACCGTAATTGGATTGCCGGCTTCGTCGGTTATCACCATGCCACCAGGTGCGGCAAGTGTCATCACGCGGTCTGCAACGTCATCAAACGACGCAAGGTCAAGCATGTTTCACCCTGAATTTTAGATAAAAAAAGGGGGCCGAAGCCCCCGTGAATCACGGCGTAATCATGTGCGGATCGACCGTGGTGACCGCCGTATTGATGCCGAGCGACATCTCGAACCGGACGACGTTCCGTGCGTTGCCGACATTGTTTGCCGCCGTCAGAATTCGCGCCCCGTAGTAAAATACGGTGTTCGTGAAATCGAGCGACGGCCGGTCCTTCAATTCGAGCTTGAAGGCAAATAGGAGGCGGCTGGCCAGGCCGGCGATCACAGCATCCTGTCCGGCGTCATTGGCAAATCGACCGCAGACAACCCGCTCGGTTCCCGCATCGAACGGACCGGCGAAGTGTCGCACGCGAGCGTCGGCCAGAGATTCGAACGTGATATCGGCCGCCGCGTCGCCGACGCTGCCCGCGTCCTCGACCTCGCCGATAGGGGTAAAGGTCATGGCGAGATAATCGCCGATAACCGGGGTCAGAGTGGTCAGAACGCCGCTAGACGGCGCAGTTGCGATAGACAAAATTGAGCCTGCCGCGACATTGACGGTCATGGTAGTTCTCCGAGTTTTGAGGGATTGACGCGGCGAAACAAAAAAAGGCCCGGCAAAATGCCGAGCCCTTCGAGAAACGGCGTGCCGCCGCCGTTATGCAAACGCGGTGGGAACGCCTTCCATTGTCGAGTAAAGCACCATGAACATGAGACGGATTCCGCCGTCATATTCATCACCGGCGATATCAACCGCCGTCACGGTGGAGTGCAAATAACAGTCGGTAATCTGGCCACCGAATTTCGGGTCTGACGCAATTGCTGCCTCGACCTCGGCGGCGATATCGTCGAGAGTGTCATCTACGAGACGCGGGGATTTGACGTGCCCCTGAATCGTCAACATCATCATGCGGCGAAGCCGGCCGCCGAGGTTTGCGCGCTCGGTCGCCTCTTGGCCTCCAGATGTCGCCGGCGTCGTGTAAATCGTGATTGCCGGATCATGCTTGCCCTGGAAAGGCCGCCGCTTGCCGACATAGACGCGATCGCCGGTCGTAGGCAGGTCGAGCAGCCGCGCCTTGACCATCTCGCGGATTTGTTGTCGAGCGTGACTCACCCCGGAACCCCGCAGACAATATGCGTCCAAAGTGAAAGCTTCTGCCCGGCGCTAGTTACTATCCAGGCTTGGAGCACATACTTTACACCTGGCAAAAATCCAACAAACGGCTGCGACGTGATAGTCGGACCAGTGATGACTGCATCGCCAAAAACATGATCTTGCGGAGATGCATCAGAACCCGTGCTATCCTCTGCAACTGTGCATTGCCAATACGTCGATGCGATTGTTTCGCCATCAGCGAGGTCTTTTTTGAAATCAAACGACATGATTTCCTGCTCGCCAACGTCGGTCGGGCGTTGCTCTCGTCCGCAATACATGGCGCCCCCTAATCGTCTGCGATCTGCAACTTGCGGCGTCTAGGCATAATATTTTTCAGCCGGCGATGACGATCGACATCGTTTTCGAGACGGCGGCGCCGCAAATGTATGTTGCTCAGCAGTCGATCGGGATCGGCAATGAACTGAACACCGAACCCGATCGCATCGCCCGTGCTTGGCGCTTGACCGAGCAACCCCTCTACCGCATCCGCATCGCCTTGGCCTGGCGCTAATCCAGGGGACTGGATCAGCAGAAGCGCCGGCGCAGAAGCGTCCCCGCTACCGGAGGCCCGACCGATCCCTGCATTTTCTGGCACGGCGACCGCGTCGCCGACCGCGTCAGCCGAACCGGTCGCGGCTGCTTCCAGCTCGCTACCAGCTAGCGCGTCGCCAAGACCGTCCGCCTCTCCCGCGGCCTCAGCCGGCGCAATTGCGGTCGCGTCGCCGCCTCCGGCGGCCTGCCCCGCCGAATCTGCCTCAAAAGCATAGGTTGCCGCCGCATCGCCAAATCCATCAGCGGACCCGGCAACGCCGACGCCAATTACCGCCGCCGCATCGCCGAACCCAGTGGCAAAGCCGGCAATTACAGACGCGGATATCGCCAAGGCATCGCCAAAGGCCGGAGCAAAGCCAGCGACACCCGCAATCGAAACGCCGAGCGCAGCTCCCGCCCCGGAGGCCAAACCGGCCACACCGCTAGCCGACACAGCCGCAGCAGCGCCAAACCCCGATGCCCGGCCTGCGATTTCAACACCCGAGACCGCATGAGCGGCGCCATTCCCGTTTGCTGATCCGGTCGCATCCAATTCGACCAGAACCACGATCGGACCGCTAGCGGTTCCAAACCCACCGGCGGCGGCAAATCCGGCAGAGCCCCGAATTCCAGTTGCGCGAGCCGCCCCCGTACCGAGCGAGAGGCCCTTAGATTTTTTTAGTCTCCCGGTTTGGGACGATTGTCCAAGGGCGACGCCTGTCCCGGCCGCCCTGGCGATGCCAAATCTGGCGATGCTGCCAATACCTGCAGCCGATCCAACCCCGCTAGAAATCCCAATGGCGGCGGCTGTGGCCGACCCAGCCGCGGGAGCAGAACCAATCCCGTTCGAGGTCCCCACTGCCGCGGCTGTGTCCGCTATGATAGCGGCGGCCGCCCCAACCCCGTCCGAAGCCCCTACGGCGGCGGCCGTGGCCGACCCAACCGCAGAAGACGACCCAGCCCCATTCGAAGTCCCTGCGGCCGTGGCCGAGGCCACACCAACGGCGGAGGCCGAACCGACCCCGCTCGACGAGGTTCCAACGGCGGCGGCGGTCGCCATGCCAATGGCAGAAGCCGAACCAACCCCGTTCGAACTCCCAACGGATTGGGCCAGGGCCACGCCAACGGCGGCGGCCGACCCAACCCCGTTCGAAGCCCCTGTGGCGGCGGCTGTGGCTGCACCAATGGCGGGAGCAGAACCAACCCCGTTCGATGTTCCAACGGCTGCAGCCGTGGCCGCACCAACGGCGGAAGCTGAACCAACCCCGTTCGAAGCCCCGATATTACCGGATTGCCCTACCGCGGCGCCAACGCCGGCGGCTGCGCCTATCTCACCGGCCAGAGCAGAGGCAGCCCCCACGCCAGAGGATGCCCCGACACCGGTAACTAAGTTAGCAAGTGCTCTAAGGCTCCGCCTCTTCGGCTTAATGATTACTTCCGGCGTTAGCGTTTGGTTATGTGCCGCTAGAGTCCGGCCAAAAATTCCGATTGTCGACCCTGGTTTCCCGACCGAATAGTTTAACGGGTCAGGGGCTCCAAGTATCCACCCTTCTACAAGACTTCCGGACCTCACATTCGTTGGGTCTACGCCGGCAGATAACGCGGCCCAATCGCCGAGGTCTAGCGCGCAATTCCAGACGAATGCCCTGAAAATGGCGCAAGGGGAAACAAAATTATCAACCTGGCTGCTGTTATGATGCGCGGCCCCGAGCACCGTATTGTTTGGGGTAACAGTCGGTGTTTTGCTTGTTGTGTCAATTCCGCCCGGCGCGCCATTGACCCACGCTTGGCGCGACGTGGTCGATGTCCATACGCCTCCAATGATCGACCGTTGGCCGATGTCGAAATATGCGCCGGCCGTTGGAAATGTAAACGAATTATTGCTGGCAGTTACAACGTTTGCGCCTATTCCTGTGCCGGTCGCTCCAAGCGCAATATAATGACCGTTGAAATTTCCTCCCGAATCCAACTGCGACATGATAATGCCGGATGGGGCCGCCGTAGTTATTACAGCATCCACCATCATCGAAAACGGCAGGGTCACGCATATCGCGGAGCCGCACTCGAAATAAGTATTGACTCCATTAAACCGGAAGGTAGTCACTATTACCCTACCGTGTTATAAACCGGAATAATCTTTATCGATGTAACAGAGAGCGTCATCCCCGAATAGTTTATCATTCCGATGGCATATTTGGCCGGCAAAATGCCACCGAAGCAGTTTGCTATGGACATCGGGGCGGATATCAATTGCTTGTTTTGCACCGGATATTGAATAGTACCGACCAGCGGACAAGTGGGGGCGAGCGTCGTTATGTCCGGAAACGTTAACGTGCCCTCGGTTCCGGATGGCACGCCGCTGCCTGTTGACCCATAGTTACTCCCAGAGCCATCGGCGCAACCGAATGCGAATATATATATCGCCTTATTGTTAGCCGGAGCGGTGTTAACCGCCGCAAAATCGCATTGGACGAGCGCATCGAGATAAAGATTCGACGTATTGTCCTGGCCGTCAGATTGCCATCCGGCCGTCGCAGATGACGCGATATTGGCGTTCGTCTTTGTGAGTGTGACCGCATTAGCAAAAGCTAGTTTGACAGAACTCGACATCTCGCCTCCTCCATCCTAGCTCTGATGAGATCGGGAGATGTCCTTCCGTCCGCGTAGCACTCGGCTACGGCATCGGACATCGCACGTTCCATGGCCTTGGCGAGCGGAATACTCGCTGCAGACATCGCCTTAACGGAGACGCCAACCGCTTGCACTTCACGCGGATACATGCGTTGCGCCGCGGGCTTCATATCATCAGGGAGCGCGGACGGTAGTCCACGATCGAGCAGCCAACAATGCGAGTAAGCGCGCAATTTCAGCGGGACGCTCGCCGCCTGCGTCCGCGCATGATGCAGCGTTACCAATACCTCAAAATCATTTTTGGGTTGAGGCATTCCGGGCGCTACATCGGCCCAGCATCGGCGCGCCATCTCGATGTCTAAATCGAGAAGGCATGCACGGAAAACGTCGCCAGCGTTCATATAACTACGACAACGTGATAGTTGTCGCAGTTGTTAGAACCGGGGTAATTCCTGAGCCCGTCACAATATTGGGCGTGACAGTTCCACTCCACAATATCGCCGTAGCACCACCACCCGTTTTGCCCGTCGAGAAGTTGGTAACGGTGCCGCTGCCACCGCTTCCGGCCGCGAACGTAATGTTGGAAACCGGGGAGCAAGACGCCGGGCCAGTGCCCGAGATCGTCCAGCCGCCCGATGTCCGCGCCACGCTCGCGCGCGCATAGCTGGTATATCCGACCTCGCTCGTCGACTGTGTGCCGCTCGTGCCCGGGTCGGCAGTATGCAGAGCGACGGCGACGTTAGTCTGCGGGCTTGACGCGGCGTTATCCGCATAGTTTGCCCACGCGGTCGCGTTGAAAATGAGAGAAAGAATTGCAGTCTCAGTTGTGCCGCCGATAGCCATGAGTCATCTCCTGTTACACTCGCTCATATGCGAGCCAAGTTCCTTTAATGTTGACTATTTCTCGGCCTGTATCGGCGAGGTCATGCAACACGTCCCGAACGTCAACGTTTCCGATGTCGTGGTAATCGTGCCAGATAATCAACCCGCCGGGCTGCACTATCTGTTTTGCTAGCGCGCTATCGTGGCGAACGGCCTTTGACGAGTGGTCGCCGTCGATAAACGCCACGTCCACCGGCCCGATTTGGTCTGGCCGAATGCCGATTGAACCTTTCGGCCGCAGGATCATCATGAACCGCTGGTCGGTGACCAGATGCCCCGGATCGCGCGGAACCTCGCCGCGCTGTACGCGGCAACCGGGGACATATCCCGGCAACACGTCGATGCCGATGTAATCGACCAGAGCCGGCAAGTGCGCCAGCAGATATTTCGCGGTCAACCCCTCGTTGACCCCGATTTCCAACATCCGTTTTGGCTTTACTGTGCGGACCAATGATAGGAGCGTTTCGGCCTCGCCCGGATTCATGAACCGCCTTCGCGGCACAACCCACGGTGCGTTAGGCCGCTCTACAGTCGCTAATCGCAGCATTCGCGAACTCAATCAGTTTTGATTTTGCTAACGGAAGATCAATTGCTTTTTTGCAAGCGTGGTCATGCCGCCAGCAATTACAGGGGTCTATCGGCTCGATGGGGAGGTAAGGCGCGAACCTCGCGCCGGCCGAGAACGATGACCCGTTTTCATATCCGCCGAACACGCATACGACCGGCCGACCTAGCGCCTGACTGAGCGGGATTAGGTATCCAGGCGAACCGAACGACATGGCCGCGAGGTCGACAATCCCGGCGATCGTCTCGAATGTCAGTTCGCCGGCATGCGCCTGCACATCCGTTTCGTATCGGTGCCCTACCTGCCATTCGACATCATGTTTGAGCTTGGCGATGCTGACCACGAAAAACTTATTCCGTATCGCCCCATAAAGCTCGTGATAGGCGTCGAAATCAGGATTTCGCGCTATGCACCCGGTCCAGTCGGCGGGCCGCTCGATCAGCGGCCGCGTCACCATTATCGGCTGCTGCAGGTCCCATCCTTCTGCATTCAGCCATTCTAATGCCGCAAGCCGCCATTGCTCCGGGGCAGGCAACCTAAAATCAGCCGCCGCATGATCGACACCGACCGACGCGCACATCGAGGCAAATACGGAACCAAGTCGCCGCACGTCGTCCGGCCGATACCAGACGTTTAGCGCTTTCGAATAATGCGCCAATCGCGGCGAATATTTGTCGTGTTGCCGGGCCCTTTCCTCGGTCTGCGTCCGCAACTGCGGAGGGCGTTCGGGTAAAACGACCCGGAAATCATCATCGAACAGATCGTGATAAACCCACGGCGACGACGTTTCCAGCCAAACCCGGAACCGTGTTTTAAGGACGAGAACTAACCCGCGCTGATGGATATTGTCGCCAAAGCCCTGCATCCCGCGGAGCAGCAAATCAAGCTTGGCTGACATTTAGTGTCTAGTCTGCGGAGGATTGCCGGATATCATCGCCTTATGCGCCGCGTCCCACGCGGCTTGCGCAAATGGCACTCCGCGGCTTGTCACGATGCGGCCGAACGGCTTCCACATCGACCCGCCGGCGACAAACGTCAAAGCCTCAACATGATATATCGGCCCATGCGCCGGGGTTGCCGGAAACTCGACCATGCGCCGGCGCCGATCTCGGGCATACGAAATCTCGCGCAATCAGGATGCCTTTTCGAGGTTCACGCGCACCATGCCAGCGCCATCGGCGGCGATTGGCGTTGTGACGCGCATCTGCTCGCCGTTATAACGCCGCGTCACGAGGTCGCCGCGCTGTGGGTCGCCAACGTCAGCAACCAGGAAATCAATCGTGACATGTCGGCCGTCCGTAGTCGGCTCCATGCCATCATTGATTGAGACCTCATTGCGAACGCCATAGATGTAGCCGGCCGCACCGAGCGGTAATCCCGTGGCTGCCGGCACATAGACAAACGACTCCGCAAAACCGTCAGGGTCGACGAAATGCGGAGCCGCTTCCTCGAAATAGAGGGGCATCAGTTCGACGTATGGATTTCCACAAGCGCCTCGATGCGCTTGCAGATCGGGAGCGGATTGGACTCGCTCTTGATCTCGACGCCGCCACCATGCCGTAGCATTTCGGTAGAGACCCAGATTTCCTGGCCGGTCATGTTCACGTTGCGAAGGTCGTTTGCAGGAACATCCCACGTTTCGAACATATTCTGAGTGCCGAGAGGGAACGCATAGCCGTAGTCGGTCGGAACGAACGCGGTGCTGGTCATGGTTCCGCTGACGTTGATCGGCGCGACGCCGTAATATTCCATCCACCAGATGCCCTGGAACTCGAACCACCGGCCGAGCTGGTCGGGCCGTCCGCCCTCGCCGAGCGGGCCGCCGGGCTGAACCATGCGAGGCGTCTGGTACTCGCTAGCCGCCTGCCAGTTGAGCCAATATTTGACGACGTTGGCGTGGTTCACGAACTTGTTGAAAAAGCTCGTGCTTACGATGACGCCCGGCATGGTCATGGTCTCGCCCTTGAGATTTTGGGCGATCGACTGCCGCAGCGTGGCGCACTTGCCGATGACATCGGTGCTCGAAGTGCCGAGCACAAAATCGACCGTGGTTTTGGTGACCCCGAAGACCGAATAGAGGTCGTACAGCGTGTTATTATCGCCGTCCGTAATGACGCCGGTCAGGGCGCCCATGCGGAGCCATTCTCGGGTAATGGCGTGCTTGCGCCGGATGATCGCCATGCGCCGCATAATCTCGTCTGCGAGCTGGCGCGGACGGCGGATCGTGCCGTCGAGCTCGATCTGGTCTTGGATGTCCTCGGGCTTAATGACATCTTCCTGGGGAAAGTGCGGAGCCTTCAAGAAGAAGGACTTGCGCTTGCCGCGGTCGCCCGGAGTCGCCGGGGCGCCGCGCTCTTTCGACGGCAATACGCGAATCGTCCCGTCCTGATAGGCGATCTCGATGATGGTCGAGCCGCTTCCCCGAGACGGGAATAGGTTCATCCAATTCAGAAGCCCGTAGTTGTTCGGAATTCGATTGACCACATCGCTAAGCTGCGTTGCGGTATAGGGGAAATTCAACTGAGTGAGGGTATCAACGGTCATAGCCGCGTTTCCTTTTCAACAAAAGAAAAAGCGGCCAGTCCAGCGCTCGGCTGAGACTGAAACCGCTTCGATGGGGATTGCGAAAGCGCGGGCGAGCCCGCGCGGGATGATTAGGAGTCGCGGCCGATGATGTTCAGCGCGGCAAGCTCGACGAGGCCCGCGGCGATGTCATTGGCGTCTGCGTCGGATGGCCAGATCAGGCCGCCGACCGCGGTGCTGCCGCCGTTGGCAACACTCAACACGACGGCGGGGCCGCGGACGAGCGCGAGCAAAAACACGTCCTGGGAGAGCGCAACGCGATTTTCGAGCGCAACGCCGGCGGCGTGCTGGGAACCGTCGCTAGCGCTGAGATTGAGCGGAACATATTTTCCGCTAGACGTGATCTTTCCGAGCACTTCGCCAACCGTGACGACGGTGTCGGCAGTCGAATGCAGTGTGACCTGCTCGCGGCAGTACCACGGATTTGCCTCCCACTTGAGGACATCCGAGATAGTGAGCGGCGCGGTCGCCGTGACGGGAGAGAAAAAACCGGTCATTTTCAGCCCTTTCGAGGCCATGAGGGAAACGAAAAAGGCCGCCCCGAAGGACGGCCTTTGCGGATTCTATTTGGCGGCGGCTTACTGCCGCTGCAGATATTCCTTGCCGAAATTCCGGACGATGTATCGATCGCACGCAGCCGATAGTTCGGCCCCATGGTCGACCCCGCCAGGCCCGTCGCCCCCGCCATTGCCATCGAGCCCTGGCGCGGCGGCCACAGCCATAACGGCATCGAGCCGCGACTTTGGCGCCTCCTCATTCTTCGGCGCCTGGGCCAGGATCGCGACGGCCTGCGCCGCGGCGAGGTCGGTCTCGAATGCTAGGTGATGAGCGAGCTTCTTTCGACCTTTGGCCTCGTCGCTGCCGAGGATTGCCTTTTGCCGGTCGCGCTCGGCCTGGCGCGCGGCCTGGGCGATGGCGTCGAGGTTCGGAGCGGATGCGGCAGGAGCCGCGGTTGCCGAGGCGGTAACGGTATCCATCACGATGTTGTCTCCGGTGTTTCCCGCGTTCGCCGCGGGCGAAGTCGTCTTGCTCATTGCAAGCCCTTTCGTCATTGCCCCGACACTGCGGGAGTTGGTGGAGAGGTCCGACAACACGCTTTCGAACGTCCCGGTCTCGTCGGCAAGCCCGGCGTCTACGGCCTCTTGGCCGATGTACACACGCGCCTCGGTCGCGCGGATGGAATCCGGCGCCATGCGCCGGCCTGCCGCAACGGTCGAGATGAATTCGGAATAGTATTGCTCTACCTCACGCTGGAGGTCGGCGCGGACCGCGTCTGGAAGCGGCTCATACGGATTGCCGTCCACCTTGTGTGCGCCAGCGAATATGAGCGTCGGAGTCACGCCGGCCTTGTCGAGCGCCCGGGAGAAATCCGCGTGCATGAGCACAACGCCGATCGAGCCGGACACGCCGGACGGCGTCGTGACAATCTTACTGGCGCCCGAAGCCAGCGCATAAGCCGCGCTAGCGGCCATGCCGTTGATCACGGCGACCACCGGCTTGACCCCCGCCAGGGCGCTGACTGCCGCAGCAGCCTCAAACGCGCCGACCGCCTCGCCGCCCGGGCTCTCAATGTCGAGGATGACCGATTTGACCTTCGGGTCCGCGGCCAGCGCCGCGAGCTGGAACTTGATTCCTTCGTAAGAGGTCTGGCCGCTCGATGCGCCGACAAACGCCCCTCGATTGATGAGCGAGCCGGTCACCGTGACGATGCCGACGCCATCGGCGGTGCGCTTATATGGCAATGCCGTCCACTTACCATCGGTCTGGTCGGCGCTGTCGCCAGCGAAGCGCGATGCCTCGGGAAGCGGGCCGTGCATGACCGCGCGCGCCGCCTCGGGCAGCGCCGCGATGTTGGTCTCGGCGCGCGACCGCAAGTCGTCCACATCGCCAATCGGCAACCGGCCCTGCAAAACGGACAGGATCAAGGGCACCTTGTCGGGGTGAATCAGGAGCGGCCGATTAAGCACGCGTTCAGCGATGTGCAAAAGCATGGTCATAGGCACCACCGCCAGAATTCGAGCCAAACGGCGAAAAGGACGGCAAACATCATCATGGGCGTGCCGGGCCGCTCGGCGGCGTGCTCGACGTAGCCTCCTCGGGAACGCTTTCCGGTTGCGGGTCGCCCTCTCCGCGGTTCAGCGCGCGCCGCTCGATGCCACGCGCCTTCATTTCGTCGGCCTCGGCCGCGATCTGGTCGAGCGTCTCATCATAGTCGAGGCCCTGCTCGGCGCATTCGCGCTGAAGGGTCGAAACAAGCGAATCCATCCGCATCGCGGCGGCTTGCGCCTCTTTCACGGGGTCGACATAACCACGCGGAGGCCCAATCCAGCGGGATGACACATAGGCGCCAGGCGCGTCCCAAAAATCAGGAGCGCCAGCCGGCCGCACGATATATCCGCGGTCGAAAGCCTCTTCGAGCCACGCCGCATATACCGGCGTCACCACCTGGTCGGTGAACCCGGACAACATGCTGGTGATATGCCGCCAGACCTCATTCAATGCTGCCCGCGCGCTCG